ATCTGCGGTTTCTTTTTTTGAGAACGCAGTATCGTAACTTTGTATTACATAAGAGTAATCTGGAATATCTGGGTTTTCCCATCTTTTCCACCACTCTCTTTTTACTATAGATCCCTCTTCTGCGGTAGGATTTTGCATCCACTGACTATTCCATTTAGATATAGGTAAAGATGCTTTGACGCCCAACAATTCATCTTTTTTCCAAAACTCTGGCCATAACGGATCCTCTGATTCTGGCATGATTGCCGGAAACTCGACCACTTCCCATTTATCAGCATGGTCTTCGCCTTGTTTGTTTAATACTTTACCAACAAGATCCTTGGTGCTCCATCTTGTCATTACTATCACTATTATTCCGCCTGGCTGTAAACGCTGTCTAGGACCAGATGTGTACCACTCATAAGCGGATTCTAAGGCTTTTGGTGACATAGCATCTTGTTCAGAATGAGGATCATCAATAACCAAAAGATCTGCGCCACGTCCCGTAATCGCACCACCTACACCAGCAGCAAAGAACTCGCCCTCTTGATTGCTTGTCCAACGTCCTGCCGATTTGTTATCTGCTTGTAATTTTAATTCTGGAAACACATGCTGATACTCTTCGCTGTCAATTATGTTTCTTACTTTACGACCGAAACGCACTGCTAACTCAGCTGTGTGAGTGGTTTGTATTATCTTTAAATCACCTCTGCGGCCCATCATCCAAGCGGGAAAAAAGGTTGAGGCAAACTCTGATTTAGAGTGTCTTGGAGGTAAACATACAATAAGTCTTTTAAGTTTGCCATCTGCTATCCTGTTAAACTTATCAGCGATTATTTTATGGTGTCTACCCTCAATAAATTCTGGCCACATGTGTTTTACAAAAGATATAAAATCAGCTTGGCAAGAGTCTTGTTTTTCTAATTGATCGTAGCGGTCAAGTAAGGCTACAGCTTCGGCTTTATCTTGTTCAGATAAAATATCAAAATCTTTAAAAGAAACCTCGTTCATAAGCGAGCTGGGCAGTTAGGTAGTGACGTAAAAAACCACCCAACTCTAAGCGTAAAACGCCTAGAGGTAGTATTACATAGAGTCAAACTTCGTGCCATTGTTCATTTTGAAAAAGCAGTGATTCAGCTTCTCTACGACGTATTAGTCCTTGCAGGGTTTCACCTCCAGCTTTGTTCCACCTGCGCATTTGTGCTGGCACTTCACTCTTTTTATTATCATTAAGAACCTTGAGCATCGTGCTAGAATTTAAGTTTGAGGGACCTAAATTAAATGTCCAAGACACCAAAGCATCAAATTCGTGTTGCTCAAGCGGCACTTTTACTGCTTTATTGACAGCCTCTTCAAAAACCGCAACATCTTCTAACAGTAGTGCTTCGGCTCTTTGTTGTGATATTTCCATACCCTCTTTTATACCGCTGGTTGAGCCATAGCCAATAGTCCAAACGCCAGCAGCGCATTGATAGCTTTCTAATTTGCAGCCTTCAAACTTTTTAATAAGAGCTATACCTTCTTGTGATATTTCCATTTTTTCCATTTTATTCTCCCCATTTTTTTGTTTTTGTGCCGCCATGATAATCGACAGCAAGATTTTCTTTTTTGAGCAAATCAGCGATATTACCTTTTTCACAAAATACATCGCCTAATACCCTCCCATATTTGTCGGTGCCGTAGGATCGTAGTGTAATATCTCCAACCAACCATTCTTTTAATTTTTTTTTGGCTAACAGGCCAAGCTCTTTTTCTTTTGCTCTTTCTGGATATTTTCTTATGTTAATTCTAGATTCAGGCGTATCGATACCATTTATTCTTACGGCCTTGTTATGTAACTGTACTGAAAAACCAAGATCTATGGTAGCCAAACGAATAGTATCTCCATCGGTTACGGATTTTAATTTGCACTTGTAAACAAATGCCTCTGGTGAATTACTCATCATTTTCTCCTTCATTAGTCGTCACTTTCCTATAATAAACAACTACTTCTTTTAGTTCTTTAATATATCTTTTTAATTCTTGCATATTGTAAGCCATAAGCTCATAGTCTGGGACTGACATAGCCACGAAAACAACAGATCCGTGTTCTTTTTCTACACGTTCTAAAAATTCATCTATATTTTTTTCTGAAACCACATACCAATAAGGATCTTTAAGATCTACGGCCCTTGGTAAAATTGGTTGAACAATCTTACGCTCTATTGGTTTGCTGATAACTTCTACTTTTTTACTCGGAATCAGGCTGCAACTGCAAACCGCTATCGAGATTGTCGATACCAGCAGTATCTTTTTCAATGCTATCGAATACATCTTTAGTCCCATTATTTACCCTTGTTTCAATTAGTCCGGGTTTAGCTATAGCTAATTTAGACAGGTTATGTCGTTTAAAAATGTCAAGGTATCTTGACATCTCTGCTTCTATTTCTTGATTTTTTGATTGTAATTCTAATAAAGAGTTAGTTTGTAAGGTAAAATCGTTTTGTAAATTCTCTATTGCAGCTTTTTGTTCCGCATCTCTAAGTTCAAAAGCGTCATTAAGAGCAGACAGTCTATTATTTTGCCAGTATAAAAAACTACACAATAAAACCAGCGCTCCGATTACACCTAATAATACTTTACTCATTTACTGTCCATATCGCTAATTTATGTTTTTTACCTTTAACACTTATAGGTTTTAGTAATTTTAATACAAGTTTACAATTATTTGCAGTCCCGTGTCCAATTAATATATCTACACCAACTTCTTTTGTTGCGCTTTCAAGCCTGGCTGCGGTGTTTACAGGATCGCCAATAGCAGAATAATCAAACCTAGTATCAGATCCCATGTTACCTATACAAGCAACACCAGATTGAACACCCACGCCCACTTGGACTGGAGTAGAAAGTGTTTTATTTAGCTCAGTTATACCTTTTTGAATATCAATAGCAGCTTGTACTGCTTTTGTTTCGTGATCCTCAAGATCCAGAGGAGCTCCGAATATGAACATCCCTGCGTCCCCGATGAATTTGTCGGTCATTCCGCCTAATTTTTGCACGGCGTTTACCTGGACTGTTAAAGTTTTATTCATTATGTCGGTCACTTCTTCTGGCGATAATTCTTCACTCAAAGCAGTAAAGCCACGAAGATCTGTAAAAAGATAAGTACAATATTTTTTTTCGCCACCAAGTTTGAGTAAATTTGGATTGTCTTGGAGCTGTTTAACTTGTCGTGGATCCAAATAATGTTCAAATTGTTTTTTTATTTCTAGACGCAATTTATACTGTTCTCTAAAGCGCATATAAAAAACTACGCCACTCATAACCATTTCTGATACAAAAGTCCAAGAAAAGTCCAATAAAATGCCGTTTTTGATGCTAAAAACGCCTAAGACGCCCGTAGAGGCAACAAAAATTGCTCCTAAGGCCAAACCCTTAGTCATGTGGAGATATGCAAGGAGAATTGAAATGGTGAGCACGAAAATCGTGAAAATTAAAATTTCGGCTGCAATCGCCCAATCTGGAATATAAGGAGAGTTTTCAAGCAAAATTGACTCGGATAACGCAGCTTGAATTTTATGTGGCTCAAGTAATCCAACTGGTGTCGCAACTTGTGGCATGATACCTGCGGCATCTACTCCGACAAAAACATATTTCCCGTTGACATCCATTTCTTCTAATGTGGTTTCTGGTGTTTTTACCCAAGACACCCATTTTCTACCCAAGCGGTCTACATCAACAGGTGGTAAACCTTGCACGGCGATTTGTTGGATCCCATTTTCGTCACCTTTGATTATGTAGGTTTTTGCTCCTACTAGCATTTTCAAAACCTCTGTTCCAAAACTCGGCACAAAACCTTCTGGTGTTTGATACAACAAAGGTATGCGTCTTACTAAATTATCCAATTCTGTTGGAGCCGAAGAAATACCTTGGGGGAGAGATTGGAGTATTTGTGTATTTTCTACGACTCCTGAAGCAGAAATGCCAGATATGTTTTCACCGAGTAATACAGTGCCAGTGGTCGGTGGATATTGTCCATTGTCATACTCATACATGGACAATACAGATGGACCATAACCAAGTGCTTCTAAAAAAACTTCGTCGCCACCGAAACGATCGGGTTGTGGAAAGCTGACCACCCAACCAACGCCAAGCGCACCTGCATTTAACAGATCTACATGTATTTGTGCTAAACGACTTCTAGGTATAGGCCAGCCACCCTCTTTTTCTATATCTTCTTCGCTAATACTTAAAATAACAAAGTTGCCGCTAGTTTGTTGTTCTTCTACAAACGCATCAAAAGTTTGTAGTTTTAGGATTTGCAAGGGGTATAACTGAAACAATAATGGTAATAAAAGTATTATAAATGTCGTGAATATTACTTTTTTCATTAAGATCCTTGCCTTATTGTTATGGTTGAGTTGCCCGTACCATTGATTTGCACAACCTTAGATACGCCGTCTTGAATAAAAATTACTGTGTAAGACTGATCGCCATTCACAAGAACTTGGGCACTTTGATTGACTGTGCGGATAAGTTTTACTTGGCTACCTTGAATTAGTGTGGTGATTTGTGTATCTCTGTCTTGACCAACAGCTGTGCCTGCTATGTTAATACCAGCAACAAAATTAGTAAGCTGGTCTTCTTCTTCCTTCGTATCTAAATCATCAATAACATCTAATAAATCCTCAAGAAAGTTTACATCTAATAGGTCAATATCAAGCTCTGTAAAGTCAAAGTCTGGATCTTCTTCCAGTAAATCTTCTGCTAATAAATCAACATCTAAGTCTGTGAAGTCTAAGTAATCAGCAGTTTGTGTTTGTTGTACTTCCTCTTCTAGCACTTCTTGTTTCGGCGGTGAAACAATAAGCAGATTATCTATAAACTCTAATGATATATCCAAAGTAACAGGCTTAGATGGTGTGCTTTCAAAAACAGTTGTAGTAGTAGCCTGGTAGGGTTTGTTTAATACAACTTGGCCTGCTGCGGTCGTTACTAATATTTCGCCACTAGCGTCGCCAAACTGATCGGGCAAAAGAATTATCAAACTTTCGCCAAGCTCGTTTACTGTTGCTGTAAAGTCTGTGCCTCTTACAAAAATTTGTGAAGTCGGCGTGGATAGAGTGATATTTTTTTTGTTGAGTTTGTTTACGTTACCAGATATAAAACGAATAGTACCGCTGGCAAACTGCAAAGCCATTTCTGATTTATCAGGGTTTGGATCGAAAACATACTTATCAATAAGTAGTTGTGAGTGCTCGGTTAGTTTTACTGTGCTGTCATCAAGAAACGTAATCGCAACACGGCCAGCTCGTGTTTGCACCTCATCATTTGACGCAATATCAAAATCTAATTCAGCTGGATATGCTTGGCCTCTTACTACCTGCCCATAACCTTTTAATTCGGTAATATCACCGATACTAGCAACTTGTGCTTGTACCGCCGTCGCTTTGAACGACGCAAATATTAGAATTAGAAGTGTTAGATATAATTTTAAGCCAGTCACGAGCTAAAGTAGATGTTTGATCTATGTTAAAAGTATTACCACTGCCATCTAGGTCAAGATAAAAATATCCAGCGTCGCTTGAGCTTGCACCATAGCCACTACCGGTAAAGTTTACTGTGTTAGTTGATCCGTTGATGTCCATATAATTGGTTGCATATTCATAATCAATATCAAAATCTAAATCATTGCTGTCGCCTGTTATTATCCAATCTAAATCTAAATAACCCGCGTCATCATCTTCACCAATTTTTATGTCAGCTGTGTTGCTTGAACCTGTAACATCTATGTTAAGGTTCACATAGTCCGTAGAGCTAAGTCCTGTTGAGTTCATCAACAAGTCCCAAACATTACTGTCGCCATCAAATTCAAAGAAACCTGTAAAGTTTGCCCCGTCTATTGCATCGGAACGAAAAATATTACTAGATCCAATTTGATTGATGTCTAACACCATGGTTGCTCCGTCTAAATCAAGAGCAGTCATTGATCCAGATGAAGCCGAAGTTCCACCGATAAGGTTGGTAGATCCCAGCTGTTCAAGATCAATAGAAGCATTAGAGCCGCTTTGATCCACATAAATTTCATTATCAGCTAACAAGGTAGCTGAGAATAAAAGAATAAATAAATACCTCATTTGTTCTCCGTAAAAGTCCAAAACCCTTCTTCACTACCTTGGTTTATAATGTCAACAATACCAATTTCTATTGCGCTTTGCAAAGCGATAGACTTACTTTCGTTCATGGCATTTCCAGATTCATACTCGACTAATTCAAGACCATCGGCAATATATCTAAAATAATCTTTAGATATTCCTACTGATAAAATTGTTTTAGTCGTTAAGTTTTCAAGCAATATTTCTCCCGTGCTTACTGATACCACTCTAATTGAAACCAGTACAGTGTCTTCTCGGTATTGCTTGCTTGCACCTATGCCTAAGTATCTTGCACCGATACCACCTGTAAGTAGGTTAGTGTTGTAGTCGACTATACCACCTTCAATAATAAGACCAGCAAAAAGCAAAGGAAGTTGGTCTTTTTTTTCATCAAACTTTTCACGCGTAGATCTTATTATTTGTCGTTCTTTAGTTATGTTATCTATACCGCCACGCTCTACAACACGAAAAAAACCAGATTGTTTAAGTGCTCTGATTAAGTAAGTTTCTGGCGCTTGTGTCATAGCAGTAGAAAAATTAGCATAACCATCTACACTTTTTCTTTGCCCGGTGTAGTCAGGAAACTCGTAAACTGCAACTACAGGTTTTTGTTTTGGAGTAGGTACTTTTAGTATTTCTTTTGTAATTGGACGACTTATAAACGCTGATTTAGAAAAGCATTTGCGTTCACCAATGATAGTAACTAGGTCTTTATAGTCTTGATCTGGATTTTTTAAGCAAGGCGAAGCGTATTTTTGATGCGTCGTACAACTAGCTACCAAAGCCAAAGTCGCCAATAGGGATAGTGATTTCGGTAGTGCTTTCATCTAAAGTATTATAAATGGTTAATGTTATATATGTCCCGTCTGAGGTCCAGGTTATGATGTTATCAAATAACGTAAAAGATCCAGAGGTTGCTGGGTTTTCACCAAACAGCTGTTCTACCAACTGCCTAGATAACTGAGCAAAAATACGCGATTCAAAATTACGAATAAATCTTGCTAAAGTAGTGTTTTCTTCCTCACGCTTTGCTGCCTCTTTTAAGGCCTTAATTTCTGCGGCCAAGGCTTCACGCCTAGTAAACTCTTGATTCTCAATGGTCAAATAATGAGCCGAAGTACCGACACCGCTGAAAGATGGGGATTTGAATTGAAATTTAATTTCATCTCCAAATATTAAGGGTGTGAATAATAAGATATAACTACTTATTATTTTTACGAGAAGATTTTTGAATTTTATCTTTTTCATTTTGTTTTAGCCTAACAACAGTGTCGACCTTCTCCTTTAAGCGTATCATATCTTGGTCGAGTAGTCGAAGTTGATCGGTCAATCTGATAATCGTAGTTTTCATCTCAGATACAGCCGGATCTATAATTTTAGTAATTGTTTGCCACACATAATACACAAAGTAACCTAAACCTATTACCATAACTGTAGGAAACCCAAACTTTTGTATTAGATCTACAACTTCCATCAATCTCTTCTGGCATCTATTTTGCCGTCTTCCACAAAGTTTTCAGCTCTTGCAATTCGGTCAAGATCTGGCGGTATATCTAGGGCACTACTTACAATGGTGTCTATGCGTATGATGTCGTTGTTCATTATAGACGCTCTGGTAATCAGCATTTTGGTTATGCCCTGCACAGTTTTAATTTCCTCTACAAGGCCAGTCATAAGCTGTTTGATAATAATAAAAATAAAGTAACCCATGATAAGGCCGCTTGCGATCGGCAAACCTAAATCACCAATCAAGCCTATGGCTTGGTCCATTAGTCTTCGCCTTTAAACTTCTTGCTTTGTCCAGATGTGCCAGCGTAAATACCAAACACAGCGGCCATGGCGCCGACAACGATTGATACTAAGCCTGCTTGTTCAAGGTTAGGTTCGTCAAGAATCATAAACCATGTCACTACTTTGTATAACAAAACAATGTAAACGCTTACAAAAATTCTTGGAAAAATTCGCCAAGCATCTACTGTTTTAGCAAGAAAGATCCATTTTTGAAAAGGATTATCACCGCTATTGTGTTGATTGACGTCAATGTCAAGCTCAAGTTTTTTCTTAATTATAGGATCTTTGTTTTCGACTGTATCTTCAAAGCTGCCTGTAATTTCTGTGTTTTCTTCTGTATTCATAAAAACGACGCTAATCCGACCACAGCCACAATAAATGGATATACGGCCCAGATCATACTTTCTAATTTATCGAACTTTTTAGATCCTTCTTCAAGCCTTCTTTCTATGTTTTCATAGCGTATGGCACACTCGCGTTCATGTGCTGCTATTTTATCCATAGCTTGTTGAAGATCTGACATCTACTTTTTAGATTTTTTTACTCTTACTTCGGTATATGCCTCATCAACATCCGGAGTAGATTTATCATCGCCAACGTATTGACCTTTTTTATTTCTGGCTCTAACCTTTTTACGTTCTGTGTTAGTCCAGTAGTCAACTACCTTTTTCCACCAGCTCATATTATTCTCCTGGTTTATTTTTGGCTTTCAGAATATTAAGAGCCAAGAGATCAATTAATTTATACAATTTGCCAATCCAAACATCATCGGCTGGTGTTGGCGTAATTGCAGCTATAATACTGCTAACAGTTACTACGGCTGTAACAATACCCACTATATTTACAATAAATTCCATTATTCCTCCTTTTTAGTGTCTTCAACGCTGCTTTGCAAACTATTTGTAAATGATTTTTCAAAAGTTCGCAAACTAGGTACAAGTTCTTCAATTTCAAATTGATGTGCCTGTATTTTTTTCGTTAAACTGTTGATGTGCGCCTGCATATTCTTTTGTTCTAAAGACAATTCAATTTCTACAGATTTTTTTTCTTTATTTTTTGTTGTCACTTAATTTACCTCACTACTGGTATTTTCATTAATTATATCAAAACAATTAAGGTTTGACGCTATAGTTCGTCTTTCTCCTTCACCTTTGAAGGGATAGACCATGTGTTGTAACCAAGAAGGGAAAAGTAATAACTTTCCTACCTCTGGAGTCATAACAAATGATTGAGCTGGTTTTAACCTTTCTGCGTCTATAACTGATACTTGTCCATATTGAAATGCTATACAGCCGTCTGAGTGTCCGCTTTCGTTATATAGTGAATAGGTTGGCGAGTTAGCATTAACATTACCTATTTGTGGAGGTACTTTGGTCCAAGCTGTAGTAGATATACCCATTAAAGTTTTCGTGCCGTGATCGTGAATGGGGTTGTAATCTCCGTCGTAACTATGCACTGACCAAGTTTCGTCTATTTGAACCTGTTTATTAACTTTAAGACGATTCCCTGAAATACTAAAATGATTAATATATTGAGCACCAAGCTGACAGATAAAATGGTTATATTCAACCATTCTTTTATCATTGGGATCTAACAGTAATTGTTCTCCCTTATCTATTTGTCCTACTAAAGTTTTTGCTAATGATTCTTTGTTTTTATCTTCTCTATATTCGTCCATATAGTCATTAACATCGTCTATCATTTTTTGTGGCATTTGTGTTTCTAACACATATACCGCAGGCATAGTATGAATCTGAAAGCCACCCTCAGTCATATTTAACTAGGTACGCTAAATGATTCGTCAGGTACTGGCTCGCTAGGCGGGTTAGTAATAACCGAATCCACCTGACTAGCAAATACTGCATCCCATTGTGATACAGGGCATAGTGCTACTAAGTCAGCGTTACTGAACGTGCCTTTTGCTGCTTTAGTAAAGTTAGTTGCTCCTGAATCAGGGTCAACTGCCTCTACATCTGTACTAAATGTACTGGTGTAGTATGTTGCATCGCCTTCGCTATCATTCTCGTATTGCATTTCCAAATGCCATTTTTCCACTTTACTGGATTTGACATAAGGAACAGTTTTTACAAGTTTTTTGCTTACTGCCATTTTTTACTCCTTATTATTAAGTTTACTTTCTAATTCTTCGACTTTTGCCGAAAGTTCTTGCACTGCTTTAACCATCATTGGCATTAAATTACCAAAGGCTATTTGTTGTGTGCCATCTGGATCTTCGCTCCAAATATTATGGCCATCTGCTATAACATCTTCATATTTATCAATTACAGCTTTAACTTCTTGAGCTACAAAACCATGATTAACTTTGCCTTCACCTTTACATGGCTCATCTTGATCTGCTTCATACTGAGACATATCTTCTGGTACATCTTTTTTAGGCTTCCATTTATAAGTAACAGGCCTTAACTCGTTTATAAAAGATAATCCTGCAATTGAATCTTTTATGTTATCTTTTAATCGTTCATCTGAGGCTGCTGCCCATGAAGTATCAGAACCATCTAAGGATAGAGTAGCTGAATTAGTTGATTGTCCAAAACGTACTGTATTTGCTCCACCAGCACTAAAATTATATCCAATAGCTATTTCATTACTTACTGTCGCTCCACTACCTCTAACAGCAGAACCTATGCACACATTATAATTTCCTGTAGTCATTGATACAGTGTTATAACCCGCCTGATACCCGATCAGGATATTTTCTCCGCCTGTACTAACACTTTTACCTGTGTCTATTCCTACAGCTACATTATTACTTCCTGCTGCTACTGCGAGCGCTTCACTTCCAACGGCTGTATTTCCTGCTCCTGTTGTTACATCTCTTAATGCTTCTGAACCAAATGCTGTATTGTCGCTGCCTGTTGTTATATTAGTTCCCGCTAAATACCCTACAGCCGTAGTATATGAAGCAGTAGTTACTGCTTCACCCGCATCTTTACCCACAGCCACGTTTCCACTACCTGAAGTATTTGCTGTTAAAGCATTATGACCTACGGCTACATTAGACGAAGAAGTTGTAACTGTAGCTAAAGCATTTGTTCCAACCGCAACATTAACTGTTCCTGTAGTGTTTGCTGTCAGTGCTGCACGACCTATTGCTACGTTGTTATCAGCAGTTGTGTTTGCTGCTAAAGCTGCTCTACCTAAAGCTGTGTTATATGTACCAGTTGTGTTGCTTTCCATTGCCTTACGACCAACAGCAACATTATCTGCTGCTGTGTTTGCTGTAAGAGCATCTTCACCAACTGCTACGTTATGATCTCCGTTACCTGCATCTAAAGCCGCAGAACCTACAGCAACATTTCCAGAGCCTGTAGTATTAGCTTTTAAAGTCTCTTTACCAATGGCAGTATTAGTTGCTCCCGTTGTATTTGCTGTTAATGCTTCGTGTCCAAAAGCTGTATTACCATCGGCAGTAGTATTTGCTCCTAGTGCAGCATAACCCGCAGCAACATTACCATTACCCGAAGTATTAGCATCTAAAGCATATGCACCCACAGCTATATTAGAATGTCCACCTGAATTTGAAAGTAATGCGTTTCTTCCTACTGCCGTATTGTTATCTGCAGTTTGAGCATTAGTTAAAGTTCCATAGCCTATTGCTGTATTTGAATCTCCTGTAGTGTTAGCATCTAAAGCATAAGTACCAAGTGCAGCATTAGCTGTTCCTGTGGTGGTGGTATACATAGCTTGAAATCCAACTGCCGTATTGTTATCTGCTGTTGTGGCTGCTTCTAAAGCATTTTGACCTACAGCGGTATTTTGACTTCCTGTGGTGTTATCATTTAAACTAAACGCACCCACACCAACATTAGAAGTTCCTGTTGTATTTGCACCTAAAGATGAATAACCAATAGCTGTGTTATTCCCAGCTGTTGTGTTGGCATCTAAAGCATCTGCTCCAAAAGCCGTGTTTTGAGAGCCTGTTGTATTACTAAGTAATGCGTTTTTACCAGCAGCTGTGTTACTAGCACCTGTTGTATTTGTAAATAATGTTTGATAACCAAGTCCTGTATTATAATCTGCTGTGGTATTATTAGCTAAAGCGTGAGTTCCTATACCTGTATTTTCAGAACCTGTCGTATTGTCTGATAAAGAACCATATCCAACTGCTACGTTGTTATCAGCTGTTGTGTTTGCGTCTAGAGCATAACCTCCTACTGCTACATTTGTAGCACCAGTAGTGTTTAATAATAAAGCGCTTCTACCTATAGCTGTGTTACTATCAGCTGTAGTATTACTTGCCAATGAACCAGCACCTAAAGCTACGTTATGACTTCCAGTAAGGTTACTAAGCATAGAGTCATCTCCAACAGATGTATTACTAGCTCCTGTAGTGTTTGCACCTAAAGCAGCAGTTCCAACTGCTGTGTTGTCAGAAGCTGTAGTATTAGCATCTAAGGCATTTGCACCTACAGCTACGTTTGAAGCACCTGTGCTTAATGCTGTAAGAGCATTTTGTCCTACCGCAGTATTGCTTGAACCTGTGGTAGTATCTGCCATAGCTCCAGAACCAATAGCTACATTATTACTGCCCGTTGTTAAATTTAAAAATGCTTTTCTACCAACTCCTGTGTTATCGTCACCCGAAGTTAAGACGTTAAATACTTCGTGTCCTAAACCTGTATTATTTGTGGCAGCATCTAGTGTGCCTGTTCCTGCATCATTACTAATAAGTAAACTTTGTGAAAAGTTAGTTATATTGTAAGAGATACCTACGCCATTAACTGTACCAGCAGTTAAAGCACCTGATACATCTGCTGCACCATTTATATCAATGGTGGTGGCGTTAATCTCTATTTCTGTGTCAGATACTAGATCTAATACTCCGTCTGCAGATTGATGAATATAAGTTCCAGAATCACCAAACTGTAGTTGTCTGGTGCTATTTAATAATATTCCTGTGTCTGCAACGTGCGTAAGAGTTGTGTCTTGGTCATCACCTAAGTTTATTACTGCCGCATCTGCTAAAAACAGATCGCTAAATTCTAATGACGAAGTACCTAAAGCAGCACCATCGGAAGCATCTGGAACAAATGCTGTGGTTGCAGTAATCGTTGTACCTTGTATTGTGCTAGAACCTGTCAATGCTCCGCTTACGTTTAGGGCATCTACAGTGGTTGTCCCGGCTAAATTAAGATCGGTAAAAGCATCGGTAACAGCAGCACCGGATCCTGCGCCGTCCAAATAAACTGCTTTGACATCGCCTGCTGGTATAGTGACATTTGCGCCTGTGCCTTGTGAAATAATAATATTTTGTGATCCGCTGGTGCCATTTTCAATAAAGTGCACCCTGCTCATGGTGTTCGGTGCAATCGTTATCGTACAAGCTGAGTCTAGTGTGCCAGTATATTTAATATACATAGCTCTACCCGGATCAGTAGATCCATCAGCTACAGTTGTGGTGTGTGTATCGGCGTTAGTAGTTATGGCCTCAGTGCCATAACCAAGCGCTTCACCGATTAGTTCTAAATTGGTATTTGTTTCGGTTCCCCAGGTACCACTGGATTCTCCGGTGCCTATTTCTTTTAATCTTAAATCATTTACATACGTTGCCATTGTTTATGTCCTCTTATGTATCATGCCGCATCTCTGCCAGCGTCTATTGTAGTATAATTGGGAGTTTGACTTGTCGCAACCTCTGAGTAGCTAGGTGTTTGTGTAGTGCTCACATCTGAGTAGCTAGGCGTTTGGTTGGTATCAATCTCTCCGTACACCATGATAAAGCCTGCGCTTGCTGTCATACTTACCCCCGTAAGGCTAACTATGGCACCAGCATCTATGGTTGGCGCGCCTATACTTGCAGCAATATCAAGGCCAGTTAAATTAGTCACCTCGTTTTCGTGAACGATTACAGATCCTATGGCCGAGGTAATTCCTTGACCTGTAACTGTAACATTTGCCTCAGCATCAATGCTCGGCGTGCCTAAACCAGAAGTAATTGCTTGTCCTGTAACCTGAACAATCGCAGCTGCAATGACGCTAGTTGTTCCTAGTCCAGAGGTTATGACTTGAGTAGCCGGGACCACATCGGCTTTAGCAACAACAGTTACACTACCAAGACCGGAGGTGATTGATCCGACGCTAGATAATTCTACGGGTAATGCCGTACCCCAAGCGCCTTCGTTCCAGGTACCACGTCCCCAGCCGTTAATGTTGGCCATTACATACTGTCGCGGACTTCTACTAGCAAGGTTTTGACATTATTGAGCTCCTCTCTTACAGGATCCGTCATAAAGTCTAAACTCAACATGGAGTCTATTTTTGCTATAGCCGCTATAATTTTTTCTTTGTCAGTCATTGTGTTATTCTACCTCAAAAATATCTACATCATTGGGGTTGTAGTTATTTGTAAATTTTTGTAAACTAGGAGTGATGGAAAAAGAAACATTATATTTTGGCTGGGAAGATGGACCAGCAGTTATCAATCCAGTAGAAGCTGGGTATCTAGGTTTTTTTATATCACCAGGTAATTCTGACTGGACGTTAGCAGAGCCAAGCCAAGTTGCAGATTTCTTTGTTGATGGCTCAAAAATGTCTAAAACAGACTTTGATACTAAGTTTGGTGTTATTGGTGAAGAACTCCCAGAGCTTCCAGAAGTCACATAACCACCACTAGCAAACTTTTTAACGTCGACATCTGTTGGCTTTAAATTAGATTTGAGAGTTACATGCACTTCATCGGAAAAGATGTCTTCTATGTTTAAATTTTTTATAGGTATTTTAACTTCTACTAGCTCGTCTCCATACCCTTTAATTGCTCCGCTTGGTTTTGTTGAAAAGTATAGTCTGTCTTCTTTGCCAATCATCTTACCAGTTTGTTTAATTTTATCAGCAGACTCCTTGTTTGTTCTATGATATAGCGTGACGTTATTCTGCGAATCTATTTTTGCACCGCCTCTTAAATTAAATTCTTCTAAAAGGTCCTTTGAAGCAACGTCTAAGTTTGCTATGCCTTTTTTTGAAGAGCTAACCACGTCATAAAAACCTGGGTCTATTTGATCTTTAGCTTCTTTGAATACTTGGTCCATTTCTTCTAGCAACGCATTACCTTTTTTAACTATGTCGTCACCAATTTTTGCTAATTCAACAGGATCGCTTGGCATGCCTTTCGGAAATAAAGACCTAAACTCCTCGTAAGGCGCGTGAGATTTATTAGCGGCTTTCCACATGGGAGCTGTGATAATACCTACTTCACCAATTAATGTTTCGCCGTTAGAGCCGGTAAATACTATGTTGATTTTGCGATCTACAAAACCCCCTGGTTTTATTTGCCTGCCTTTATCAAAAACTTTATATTTGCTTGCAATAGCAGCAGCCACGGCTTCCTCATCTGCTGGTGAGTTTATTACAATTCTGGTTCTAATCGGATCAGTAATATTTGTCACATCATTACCTGTTTTTGTACGCGCCTTTTCTACAATTCTAGCTGGCATTTTGATAGTGCCAGCCTGTTGGCCTGTATAGTTGTCAATTTTTCTTGTGGTGCCGGGCAAATCTGTACTTAAATTTAGATTAGCAGCAATGTCATCTATTTGTTGTTTAAATTCTGGACCAATACGCAGAGCTCTGTCGTGCATTTTGTAAGCATCTTTTACCGGATCGCCAGAATATAAATCAGCTTGGGGCCTGGTAAAAGGACGCCTTGGATCTGCGGTCGGTAAACTTTCAATACCCTTGGATGTTTTAAGACTTGCTTTTAATGGTTTTTTGACTAAGGTTGCAAGCTCTCCAACTAACGGAATCGCACCGAGGGTTGAGAGTCCAGCAATACCTGCGTACATTAGGCCAGGTTTGATATTGCCTTCTCTAAACTCTTCGATTGCATCACGGCCATATTTACCGCCAGCTACTAAATCTGCTGCCATTCCTGGTGGTGTAAAACCAGCTAATATCTGCGCCGGTAAAGGCACATTCTCCTCGTAGCCTTCAACCACTCGATCTAAGAGATCTTTGTCAGCTGCTCCACCTTCTTGGAATATGTCAATGTCTTGATACATTCCATAATTATAACTGAAACTCTAAATATTTCTAATTCATATACTTTCCATAGCCTATGTCATATTTTTCATCTTCCATATCAAGCAAGCCTTGAAACTTCCTATTGATAATTCTTTGGACCTTGTGATATGGAAAGTCCTCATAGCCTGGATGTGAATTTTGTATCTGTTTAGCTATCTTCCTAGCTCCTAATCCTTGAGATCTTAGTGCGTAGATATGTTTTAACACCTCTTGTTCTTCTGGGACTGGCACTAGCTTAGTCCTTCTTCTACTACCAGAGTCATCGTATTCTTTGGTATAACCAAAAGGTACATGTCCGCCGATTGAGTAGCCTTTTTCCGCATAGACTAACTTGCCGCCGTTGAGCCTTTCCATAATCATCGTTCTTTCAAACTCAGCGTATTGAGCCATATTTATTACAAGAACTTTTTGTGCTTGTCTTGCCCAATCAAACTTTACTTCTAAGCCTGTCTTTTCTTCTGCTTTTTTTGGTAAAACTACAGGAGTGTCGCCATACATTTCGTGAAAATATAGGGTAATACCTGTTTCTTCCAAGACGGGTATCATGTTTAGCATTTCATTAAAAGATCTCGCAAGCCTGTCTAGTTTGGTTGCTACTATCACGTCGTTTGCGTCCATGGTGTCAGTCAGCTCTCTGGAGCCTGGCCTTTCAAGTAATGGCTTCATGCCACTAATGCCAGCGTCGGTAAAGAACTTGTCAACTTTCCTGCCGCCGTATTTGTTAGCGACAAACTCCTCAATAGATCTCTTTTGCTCGTCCAGAGAAGATCCGTCTTTGACCTGCTGCTCAGATGATACTCTGATATACCCGTAGATATTGTTTACTTGTTTTCTTGGTTCAATCATGCTGCCTCCTTATGTAATTTGTTACTCACAAGACAATAATAACACTTTAACAAATATTTGCAACTATTTATAACTTATAGTATTCTTGTCTTAAATTGTTGGAGAAACAAAATGAACAAAGCTAAATACTTTAACCAGGTGATGCCAAAGCTAAAGGCTAAATATAAATTTACAGATAATGATTCTATAATAGATATTATGGAAAACATTATTACTGATCCTAAAGATCTACAACAATTCAAGCTGGCGTTTAAATATCCCAACGGCTTGCCTAAGTGGTTGCATTAATGAGTAAAGATAACGTCATTCACTTAGAGGATGTGGCTAGTCGTTTTCGGGACCTTTGCACCATGCAGATTGAAGCCTTAGAAGATCAGCTGCCGAATGTAACCAACCTGTTAGAAAAGGATCAGATCCTAAAAGAGATTGATGCGCTCAATGAGCTTGCAGACAACTGCAACCGAGAGGCAGAAATATTAATCAAAGAATATATAAGGAGGAAAGATGAAAGTAGAACTTAGAGAGGGCCAACGTGTAAAATTGTTAGGCCATGCCATATTCGGATATTTCTATGGCTATAATAATGAAGGCAAGGCAAGGTTTTTTGATGAAGAAACTAACCAGATAAGTTTTGTGAATAAAGATGATTTGGAGGAAACTTATGAAAAGTGGAGCTAAGAAAAAAATCTATGTGCCAACCTTTGTTGATTGGTACACAGAAAACTCTAGTGAGCGACGAGCAGATCAACTTGAGCCATACTCAATAGAAGAAGGCAAAAGGATTTACAAGGACCTTGTAAAACAAGGCTTTGACTTTCCTATTTGGAATTAGTCATGCCACACATACCGCCGATACCTTTCCATGACAAGGAAAGTAAAAAAAATTTTGACTTTGCAGAAAACATTTATTTACTTATGTTTC